TATTGCATATAAATGGGGTGTTTTATATAATTGTTTTATTGTTATTGATATTACTGGGGGTATGGGTGTGGGAACATCTAGAAAGCTTCAGGAAATGGGATATAAAAATTTATTTTTTGATGGTATTAACACACAAAATATGTGGGAGTATAATTCAAAGATTTTAGAGAAAATCCCAGGAATAAATTTCAATAATAAAAGAACACAAATTGTATCAGCATTTGAAGAGGAATTAAGACACGGATTTACTGTTAGATCTAATAGATTATTAAACGAATTAAACACGTTTGTCTACATAAACGGTAAACCAAACCACATGAAAGGGTCCCATGATGATGCAATTATGAGTATGGCGATAGCATTATACGCCGGTGACATATCTTTCACCCAATTAAAAAGAAACGAAACAGCTAATAAAGCTATGTTAGAATCTTGGGTCATGGCTGAGAGAACATATGATGCGGGTAAAGAATTTTATTCATATGGTACTTCGTTTGATCAAATAGGTTCAATGCAAATAGATGGTTCACCTTATGCTAGATCATCAACAAACGCAAATAAAGAACAATACGCACAACATTCTTGGTTATTTGGTGGAAGAACAAAAAAAGGTTGATTTATACATATTTTTTAATTAGATTAATAAAGAAAGTATTTATATCATATGGCAAATCAAGATTTAACAATATTTCAGAAACTAACTCAAATATTTGGGTGGCAAGGTAGATCACAACAAACCCCTCCGTCATTTAATTTTTCTAGAGAAGAATTACTTAAGACAGATGACCCAGTTGAATTTGAGAAAGCCAAATTACAAGCACAACAAAGTCAGTTTTTATTTGATAAGTGGGCTAAGTTAGATAATTCATTATATAATCAATCGGTTTATTATGAACCAAATAGATTAGCAGCATATTATGACTATGAGTCAATGGAATTTACTCCAGAGATATCTGCAGCATTAGATATCTATGGCGAGGAATCAACAACAATGTCTGAAAAGGGGCATATACTAAATGTTTATTCTGAATCAAATAGAGTTAAGAGTGTTTTAATAGATTTATTTGAAAATCAATTAGATGTAAATACCAATTTACAAATGTGGGCAAGAAACCTTTGTAAGTATGGTGATAACTTTGTTTACCTAAAAATAGATCCAGAAAAGGGTGTGATTGGTTGTCATCAATTACCAAATATTGAAATTGATAGACTAGAAGGTGCTCAAGGTGTTCCTGGTAATAAAACCACCGCGGATATTAAAACATACACAAAAGAATTACGTTTTACTTGGAAGAATAGAGATATGGAATTCCAAGCATGGGAAATTGCTCACTTTAGATTATTGGGTGACGATAGAAAATTACCATATGGTACATCGATGTTAGATAAAATTAGAAGAATTTGGAAACAATTACTTCTAGCAGAAGATGCAATGTTAATTTACAGAACATCTAGAGCTCCAGAAAGACGTGTATTCAAAATTTTCGTTGGTAATATGGATGATAAAGATATTGAACCATATGTACAACGTGTTGCAAACAAATTTAAGAGAGATCAGGTAGTTGATAGTAGAAATGGTCAAGTAGATATGAGATATAATCAAATGGCGGTAGACCAAGATTATTTCATACCTGTTCGTGATCCATCAGCACCAAGTCCAATCGAAACATTAGCAGGCGCTCAAAATTTAGGAGAGATTGCGGATATTGAATATATTCAAAAGAAACTATTAGCAGCACTTCGCATTCCTAAAGCATTTTTAGGTTTTGAAGAAGTTGTTGGTGATGGAAAAAATCTTGCATTAATGGATATTCGTTTCGCAAGAACAATTAATAGAATACAAAAGTCATTAATTCAAGAATTAAATAAGATCGCTCTTATTCACCTACACATGTTAGGTTTAGATGACGAATTAAATAACTTTACATTAGGCTTAACTAACCCATCTGCACAATCTGATTTATTACGTATTGAGCAATGGAAAGAAAAAATCACATTATATAAAGATGCCACATCAGATCAATCACAAGTTGGTATCTTACCAGTATCACATACATGGGCTAAGAAAAATATTCTTGGATTCAGTGATAACGAAGTATTACTTGATTTACAACAACAACGTCTTGAAAGAGCAATGGGCTTTGAGCTAACAAACTCACAATTAGTTATTAAGCGTTCTGGTATATTTGATGAAGTAGATTCTAAATACGGTATACCGGAAGAAGAAAGAGAGAAGATGATGGCTCAGGGGGCAGAGGATGCTGCAGGAGGAATGGATATGGGTGGCCCAGCATCAACACCATCAGCAGAACCAGCAGACGCCGCAGAACCATTAAGTGAAAGTAAAAAAAGCAAATTATTGGGAATGTTAGGTGAAAGTAACGAAATGGGAGATTTATTCAATCTCGAAAAGGCACAGAAGAATATTTATGAAATAGAGAATAAATTAAATGACATATTAAACGATTAAAAATGAACAACTTTGGAAAAATAAAATCAAAAATACTTAAAAAGCTTACTGAGGCGTATGCTGAAAACACATTAAAGCAGAACACTAAGAATCTTTTTAAAGTAATAAAAAAGAACAAAGACTTTAAAGAAATGTATTTGTTTTATGAAGAAATAGAAAACAAATATTTTGAAGATAAAGATACCGCTAAACTTTACGTTGAGGATCTTAGTTCAATATTAAAACAAAAAGCGTCAAAAATCAACGCGTTTTGTGAGGTTATTAATATGTCAGTTTATGACACACAAATTGATGAGAATCAATTATATGATTCTATTGACCAGTTATTAGAAGAAGATAATTTAACAAACATTGAAAAAAAGGTTAATGCCAAGAAAAAACTAGTTGAGCATTTAACAACTAAAAAACAAGTACAAGAAAACGCAAAAGAAACTTATACTGTTAACGAAAATTTATTACACGCCGTATTGGCAAACAATTTTAATGTATTATATGAGTCATCATTAAATGATGAACAAAAAGAAACTTTAAAAAGTATCATATCTCTTTCTGACGAAGACGTTAAAAACAAAGTAGGTGAAATTAAAGAAAGTTTATATAATAAAGTTAATACTTTATTATCTGAATCAACTGACAATTCATTTAAAGATAAACTAACGGATGTAAAGAAAGAAATGGACAGTATGAATCCAACGAAGTATAACTACTATCGCTTAAAAGAATTACAAAATGGTCTGGATTAATCTAGACCATTTTTTTTCTGTTCAAGATATATTGCTTTCAATACCTCTTTTCTTCTAACTACAGAAGGTTTCACAAATTGCTGTCTTTCTCTTAATTTTTGAATTTGCTTAGTTTTTTGAACTTTAGATTTATACGTTCTTAACGCAGATTCAATGTTTTTTTCCTTTGAAATGTTTATAATGATCATAATGTATAAATATATATAATATTTTTTGGAATTCTAATATTTTTTAGTTATTTTTAGTAATATCACCATAAAATAAATAATGAATGAAAAAAATTAATGAAAAGTGGAAAATATATTCCTTTAGGGGATTATAAAGAAGTAAAGGTTGGATATGGTACCGTAGATTTTAAGAATTTAAAAACCATCTACATAAAAATGAATGCTTGGGTCGAACCTCAAAACGAGGAATTAGATTTTGATAGGACAATTCTAAAGACCAGAAAGCTAATAAAGGAACATATAAGAACATACAATTTAGGAGATTTCTTTAAAAAAGAAAGTATAGTTGATTTGGACATTAGGACGAAGGGAATTAAACTGAATAAAAGATCTTTTATGAATTTAGAGGTCACTTTGTTTGTTGATAATTTTTTTGATGTTAGGTCATCCGAAATAAAAAATCTATTAAAAAAATTTTTACATAGTTCTATTGATACATGTTTGACAGACAAAACATTATATAATTTCAATAAAACTAAGATTTGATTCATAAGTCCCAGTATTTATACAATATAACTGTTATAAATGAAAGTACTGGGACCAAATGAAATAGGTAGGGGAATTTTAATTGAATATGATGCGGGTCATGTTTCCCCTAATGACAATAAAGATGTAATCACAGAAATGAAGAATATGGACTTCTCTGAAGACCTTATTCTATATGCCGTTTTACAGAAATTCGATACACCTAATAAAAACGGTAGAATATACCCTGAAATTTTATTAAAAAGGGAAAACGAAAAATACCAACAAATTATAAAGAAGGGGTCCGCGTTAAACGAATTAAACCACCCTTCTTCTTCTCTTATCGATCTAGATAGAGTATCACATACAATTACTGAAACTTGGTGGGATGGTAAAACCCTAATGGGTAAAATCAAAATCTTAACTTCTCCAGGATGGAGAAAAATGGGAGTAGTTAGTTGTAAGGGTGATCAAGCAGCAATGTTAATTATGAATGGAGTTACTCTTGGTATATCATCTAGAGGTGTTGGCTCGTTAAAACAAATCAAAGGTCAAAACATCGTTCAAGATGATTTTGAATTGGTATGTTTTGATTTAGTATCATCTCCATCTACTCCAGGAGCCTACGTATTCCAAGATGTTGCTGACAAAGACAAATACAACGAAAACATAGAAGAAAAACCGGTTGTTGAAGATAAAATGAAAAGTTTAATGAATAAATTTGACTCGTTTCTTTCAAGATAACGAATAAAGACTAATTATTTCCTTTTTATAATATCAAAAAATAGGTTTTTTTTAATAATCCACATATTTATATAGTAAATCAAACAAATAAATGAGCGAAAAATCCATTTTAGAACAAGCGTTACTTCAAGTTAATACACTTGAAGAAGCAGTAAAGCAGAATGCAAAAGGTATACTTTCTTCAGTAATGAAGCAAGAACTAAACGATTTGCTTAAAGAAAGCATGGAAGAAGAGGAGGAAGTTGCAGAACAACCTTCTAAAGAAGAGGAAACAGATGATATGTCTGATGCAGAGTCTGATGATGATGCAGAAGAAAATGATGACATGGCCTCAATAAATGACGAACCATCAAAAGACATCGATGGAGAAGACGAAGAAGCAGAAGATTCTGAATCAGAAGCAGAAGACGAATTCCCAACATTTGATGATGCTGAAGAACCATCAATGGATGACGACATGTTAGACATGACCAATGCTTCAGACGAAGAAGTTTTGAAAGTATTCAAAGCTATGTCTGATGAAGACGGTATTATCGTTAAAAAAGATGGAGCTAACATCTCATTAAAAGATGAAGATGATGAGTACATCATTAAACTAGATGAAGAAGATCTTTCTTCTGAAGATATGTCTGAAGAAGATATGGATATGGATTTATCTGGTGAAGACGTTGCAGAAGAAGAAGAAATGTCTGACGAAGCAATTTACGAAATCGAATTAGATGGTATGGACGACATGGAAGAAGGAGAAGTCGGTGATTTTTCTGCTGTTCCAGATGATGTCGAATTACCTGAAGAAGAGGTTGAAGTTGACGAAGCTGCGCACACTAAGTGGAATGCACATGGTGGTGATAGAGCAGGTTTGCCTCCTAAAAAAATGTTTGCAGCCGGTGCTAAGAAGACCACAAATGAATCTGCAGCACAAAAGAAAGCAATCAACGAAGAAGTTCAAAATTTAAAAAAGCAAAATGCAGAATATAAAAAAGCATTAGTTTTATTTAAAGAGAAACTTAATGAAGTTGCAGTTTTCAATGCAAACTTAGCTTATGCAACTAGATTGTTTACAGAACATTCAACAACTAAAAGCGAAAAATTGAATATTTTAAAAAGATTTGATTCAATTTCTACTATAACAGAATCTAAAAATCTTTATAACTCAATCAATGCAGAATTAGGTACTAAAAAACCAGTTACTGAATCTGTTGCGAATAAAATTTCATCAGCACCTTCTAGTTCTTCAAGTGAAGTTCTTTCTGAATCAAAAGTTTACGAAGCGCCTCAATTTGCAAGAATGAAAGATTTGATGAGAAAAATAAAATAATAAATAAAAATAAAACCAAATATTAAAAAATGGGAGCATTATTAGAATCAGGTATGGTTGGTAACATCGGTTTAAAACACCTTAGAGTTATCAAAGAAGATACCATCAAAAAATGGGATGACTTAGGTTTCTTAGAAAACCTTGACGGTCACCAAAAAGATAACATCGCGCAATTGTATGAAAACCAAGCGTCTTATTTAATCAACGAAGCAGCAGTAGCTGATGCGTCTGGTTCTTTCGAGACAGTTGTTTTCCCTATCATCCGTCGTGTTTTCTCTAAATTATTAGCAAACGACATCGTTTCTGTACAAGCAATGAACTTACCTATCGGTAAATTGTTCTTCTTCGTACCTAAAATCCAGGACAGAAATTCTGGTAACCACTACACACCATTTGGATCTCCAGCTGGTGACACAACTAACAACGGTTATGATGGTTTAAATTTATACGATCGTTTCTACGAGCAATCAGATGCTGCTGATCAAGGTCTTTTTGATTATTCAAAAGGTGCGTTCAGTGGTATTACTAAAGCTGGTGTAGCTTTCGTAGACTTCGCTAGCGGAGTTGTAAGTGATTCATCAATCGCTTCTGGTCAATCAATTTCTGAAGTTATCTTGAAAGTTTCTGGTTTCACTAAGAATGGTCAAGGTAAATTAATCGGACCTAACGGTAACGAAATGGACACTGAAGAGTTCTTAGCTTCTTTAGCAGTATCTTATTCAGGTGTTGCAAGAGATTTCACTATTGTAACTCAGAAATATGGTAAAGGTATTGTTGAATACGGTGCAAAAAGAACAACTACTTTCCCTGCAACTGGTCCTGGTGGAAAATATGAAGATATCTGTGATGAAGATGGTACAATGTATTTACGTGTAGACGTTCAAAGTTACTCATCAACTGCAGGTTTCGCTAATTTAACTACTCCTGCTGGATTCGCAGCTTCTGGATTCACTGTATCTTACAGAGTTTACGAAGACTTAGAATTCGAAGATGAAATCGGTGAAGTATCTTTCGACCTATCTTCTGTAACAGTTTCTGTTACTGAAAGAAAGTTAAGAGCTAGCTGGTCTCCAGAATTAGCACAAGACGTTTCTGCGTTCCACAACATCGATGCTGAAGCTGAATTAACAGCTTTATTATCTGAGCAAGTTGCTGCAGAAATTGACCGTGAAATCTTACGTGACTTACGTAAAGGTGCTGCATGGAATGCAAAATGGGATTACAATGAGTGGAAATACGGTAACGGTGGATCTTCTTATGTTGGTTACACTCAAAAAGACTGGAACCAAACATTGGTAACTAAAATCAACCAATTATCAGCTCAAATCCATAAAACTACATTACGTGGTGGTGCAAACTGGATCGTTGTTTCTTCAGAAGTTTCTGCAGTATTCGATGACTTAGAATATTTCCACGTATCAAACGCTGGTCCTGAGCAAGATCAATACAACATGGGTATCGAAAAAGTAGGTACACTTGCTGGTAGATATCAAGTATATCGCGATCCTTACTTCCCAGCTGGTAAAGTGTTAATTGGACACAAAGGTAAATCATTATTAGACGCAGGTTATATCTACGCTCCTTATGTACCTTTACAATTAACTCCAACTATGTATAATCCTTTCAACATGACTCCAATCAAAGGTATCATGACAAGATACGCAAAGAAAATGGTTAACAACCGTTACTTCGCTACTATCACAGTTAAAGGTTTGACTACATTTAGCTTGGATACATTAAGATAATCTTAATTGTAGATCATATAAAAACCCCGGAGAAATCTGGGGTTTTTTGTTTTTTGGAATATTCTAAAAAAATATGTATTTTTGCAAAATGGGTGAAACTACTGATTATAGTAAGTTAAGATTAGATGTCCTTCAAAAACTAATACAACAAAGAGGTATTGATTGTAAAAATAAGAAGGATGAGATGGTCAGGTTATTGAAACTTGACGATGAGGGAAAGTATGTTGAACCGATTGGTGAAATATTGTATGAAAAGTGTGATGGCGGGTTTAATGTGGGGATTGATCTGAAAAGACATGCAGATTTAGTACAAATTGGTAAACTTGTTGAAAAAAAAGAAGCTAAATCTTTAAATAGATATTCTGATAACAGAATATGGTATTGGTCAAAAATTAAATTAATTTGATTTTACCAAGTTTTACAAGCCCAATAACGGGGTTTCCAGCGTGGTCCAGGATTTTCACAGTTGTGTCTAGCTCTAAACGATTTGCGTCTTTCTGGGTTATTTTTCTTAATAACCATTCTCTTACCTTTAGCTGATTTACCACCAAAACCAAAGTTAACTTTAACTACTTTACCCTTATCGTTCTTAACATATACTTTGAACTTTTTAATGTCTCCCTGCATGATTTTACCCAATTGTACTTTACGTCCTTGATATTCAGCTTCGTTTAGCATATTGTTTATAACATAGTTAGTCATTTGAACTGAACCATCTTCATCTTCATATATTAAAACAGGAGTTTCTTCATTATATTCGAATAATCTTTCGAATTGTTCTTCAGTAACAGTTATAATCATTTTTTTGTATTTTTTAGTATTGTCATTACCACATTTGTGACACAGATATGGTTTATCACCGCCTTCTGACAATTTCCAAGACCAATCACATCCGCCACAAATTATCTTCATGTCTTTACTTTTACTTTCGTCAAATTTTGTCATTGTTGGTTTGTTACCTTTACCAATTTTAGGTTCCTTTTTCTCCGCGCTTCTTTTTTGAGAAGTCATTGCTTTCTTTTCTTTTTTGTCATAAGATGAAGAAATTTTAGGTGTTTCTTTCGAGACTTTTTTAGATGGTCTGCATTTTGGATACGATTTACCATCTGCGTCTTTTCTTCCGCATGGGGGGTGTTTTCCATCTACCTTTCTACTAACATCAACCCATTTTTCTTTAAACCATCTTCTAAGATCTTCTTTTAAGACCACTCCGGTTTTAAGACATTCATTAATGTATTCTTTATCTTCTTTAGAAACAATAATTTGCATATTACTTACATTTTTTCCAACCACCGCCTTTAGCTTTGTAATTTTTGGCAGCCCATCCGTTTGCATATGCTGATGGGTAAACATCAAATTTTCTTTTTGCTGCTGCTTTAGACGCCGACCATTTTGCTGGATCAGTAGGACAGTTTTTAGTTTCATCTATTTCTTCTACAGATTCGTTAAACTCAGTTTCTTGACTCTGATCTTGATCACCAGCACCTTTCATTTCATTCATAATAAAATCAAAAACTTGATCCATATTTTCTTTAGCTACTGTTACGTGATCTGCTGCCCAGTCGTGTCCATTTAATAATATGCTATCAATTTTTTCTTGATCCATTTCTAGTAACATATTACATTGTCTAATCATCTGTTCTAAGTTACTAAAAAACATATAATTAGGTGATTCCTTTTGCTCGGATAGCTTGATTAATTGTTCTCTAATAAGTTGTTCTATTTTCATACTAATAAATACTTTATTTTTCGGAGATTATTTCGAATTTAATCTGATCGTTATAATATATCTCCTCAGTATGGGTTTTACCCTTAATTTCAAGATAATATTCTCTAGGGATCATTATATCCGTGTTGAGAAAGAAGGAATTTTCGTTTGTAACGTCTAATTGTGTCCAATCAAAAACATTAACATTTGTTCTACCCTCTTTAATATAAATTCTATAATAAACCTCATCAAATAATTCGGTTTTAGGTACATCTAATGATCTAAAACTAACTACGATTTTTCTGTTTTCTCCTCTTTTTATTTTTTCGTTTAATTTAACACCAAAAAATTGAACAGAATACCTTTGAAGCTCTTTAACATTTTCCCCAACACTGAACAATGACGTATATGGTTTCGGTACGAATTTTTGTGTAACATTTGCAATAGATACCCCATCAAGAGATAAGTTCTTCCACTTGTCATAATAAAAGCGTTTTCCGTCACAAAGGGCGCCTGTTAAACCGAAGCTAACTTGATATACACCCTTTCTTATCTTCGTGGTTGTAAGCCCCGTTAAACCGCTTAAAATAGCCCCAGATTGGTCTGTAATATCAACGGTAGGGTTATTATCTAAATCATAAAAATTAGTCCCTTTAGTGACATATAAATAAAGATTCTGTGTTACTTCAGCTATAAAGTTTTGACGATCATCATCTATTCTGTCTTGGAATACTGTTTCAACAAAAGGTTCAAAAAATGTTTGTGTGTATTTTGTAAAAAACGCAACGGATTGATCTACTTCACTGTTTATATTTTCATATAAGGAAGCAAAAGCAATTCCTAAACCGTGATTTGTGTTACCTGAAAGAATAATACCGTTAACATAACTAGTAATGTCCGCAACTAGGTCCTCGTTTCCATTATCGAAGTGAACGGTATCAATAATTGTTGGTGTACTATAAACACCAGCAGAAGCCCAAGTGTCTAGTGTTGTTCTATTAAACCAGTTTGATGGTCTTTCGTTAAATGTGTTATTACCACTAGTAAAATCGTAAATTTCATCTTCATAATCAAAGCCAAGACCTTCGTCCCAGAATTCTGTTACTTTGAAAACAATAAGATCAAATGAAGACGTTCTGTCACGTCCCTTACCATTTTTTTGACCTAATAATGATTCATCACCAAAAATGGTGTTTGTCATTTTTAAATAATGCTTTGTATTTGAATTAATAACAAAATCCCCA